GATTGCAGGGTGCAAGAGGTTATAGTTTGGGGGTCTGACCAATCCACCAACCGCACCGGCATTGAATCTGACATCGACACTTACTTCCAAATACCATAATGGCAACCGTATACCTCCCCGTCGAGCAGAACACGCTGAGGCTTTGGGTTGGTTCCCGCCCTTCCCCATTTAAAGTTTGGTAACTTTCACATCAGAAGAATAAGACATGCCTATTATCCCTGTAGACCAGAAGTTCCATACGCTCAACGCGAGCACGCCCACCAAAGACCGTGGCTCTGCTCAGACCGACAGTCTGAGGGAGATTTACACGATGCAAGATATCATCGACAGTGTCGGCGGCGGCGGCGGCGGTCAAACCGAGGGCGAGGACCTTTCCCTTATTGTCCGGTCCACCCCGTATTCTGGCACTGGCGACCATGAGGGCACGGTACTGAGCATTGGTACCCTCGGCCTTACGGCGGGCACGGTGTATATGTGGGACGGGTCACAATGGGGCACGGCTAACGCGAGCTCGGAGGCCACCGCCAGCGGCCTATTGGGTATTTCTACTGACACCGGTTCTGCACCCAATGTGTTGGTTAGCGGGATTATTCAATTGGCCTCTGTCCCCGGCTCTGTAGGGGCCCCCCTTTATTTGGACACTACCAACGGTGGATTATCTGCGTCGGCTCCTACTGGCTTCACACAGATTGTAAGGGTTTTGGGGTACAAGTTGTCTTCAGACAAAATTTATTTCGACCCTAGTAAAGACTGGTTAGAGATTGCATAATGGCTATAGGTAAATTCTCCGGGGTTGTTTTTTCAGATTCAAGTAAAGTTTCTTCTAGCGAATCTGAATACGCTTATTCCATTAGTGGAACGAGTCAAGACTTTGAGATGACCATCTCAATTTCTGACGCTGCCGTTTCATTCCTTTTGCCATTAAAGAAGTTAACCGATGATGGTATCAACGGTACTATTTTTTGGGGAGACGGTAGCACCGACGCTTTGTCCTTTGGCGTTGTTGCGAGCCATACCTACTCTGCTACAGGGACATACAAGGTCAGGGTCGTTTCTTCTACAGAGGTAGGATTAGATACGGTTTACGGCTCCAATTTCGACAACCCGCCAACATCTATTGATGCGTGGGGTTCTTCTTTTAACGGCATGGGATTCCGAACTGACTTAGGTAATGTAACTACAGTTCGTAGGTATCCACCAGTAAACTTTACTAATAACTTCTGGAACGCGCCCTTTTGGGACTGGAGGTCTCTTGATAGTGACTTCACGGAATACGGCCCTGCTAATCTTTCGCCCCCTCCTGCCGGAGAATACTATTTTCCCTTTGTTTTTTGTGACTCATTTACAGGGATTGGTTGTGAAAACCTGATTGACTCTTCAGCAACAGATATACAAGGGTTTTTCGCGATATGCCCCCTTTTTAATGTGGACATCAGCGGTTGGGACGTAAGTAATGTGGTTGTGTTCCAATATGTGTTTCAGGGCTGCACCTCATTTAACCAAGACATTTCCAGTTGGGATATGAGTAGTGCTGAAGAATGCCGTGCTATGTTTGAGAACTGCACCTCATTTGACCAAGACATTTCTAGTTGGGTCGTGAGCAATGTGTCTAATTTCAGAGAGATGTTTGATGGCTGCACCTCATTTAACCAAGACCTTTCTAGTTGGGATGTGACTGGTACGGGTAATGCTGCGTCAAATGCGACGGGGCTTCATGGCATATTTGAGAACTGCACCTCATTTGACCAAGACCTTTCTGGTTGGAACGTGAGCTTCAACAAAACTTTTACCAGTATGTTTCAAAATTCGGGTATGACCCATAATCTCAACAGCTGGAACACTTCTTCTGGGATTCTGTTTTCTGCCACGTTTTTCAACTGTCCTTTTGACCATAGTCTTGAAAACTGGAATATGTCGAGTGCTTTTTCTGCGAATAATTTTTTAAACAACACCACCATCTCGTTGTCTAACAAGGCTAAAACTTTGGTGGGAATAATGGGTAACAACCCCGCAGTTGGTGTTAGTGCAACGGCTGTTTTAGGCACAACAGTTTTTGATAAGTCTGCTACGATTGGTGTGGAGGGGTATGATGGTCAGGCCACTTACGGTGCGTGGTTAAAGGCTACTGGAACACCTGACCCAACAAATAGGGCGTCGGGTACAAATGACAGTGTTGTTTCAAATAAACTTATTGATAGTTCAGCAACGTTTACGGCCACGGTTGTTTCGGGATGCTTTGTTGAGAACACTACTGCTGGTACGTTTGCAGAGGTAACCACTGTAGTTAGTGATACAGAGTTGGATTTAAGCGACGATATATTTACTGTTGTTTCCGACGCTTATAGTGTCGACGGGGGCGTCGGTTGGGCTTTTTCAGGAACATCATTTGTATGAGTCACTTTATTTCTACCAAGCCTTTTTTTATTTTAGAAGGCGTTCCTAATCACTTAGGGTTTATTTATTCAGCAAACCCAGTGGGAGATACGGTTACCACTAGTTCTAGCTATACGGTTTCCGAATATGATAATGAGGAAGAATTTGCCAATGCGGTTGACGCTTTAGTTGGAGAGCAGGGGTGGTATTGGACGTGTGAACATCGGCTTGAGTGGCCTGCAAACCCAAATGAATGGAGTTGTAACGACTTGGAGCCTTAACCCCCTCGTAAAATGGAGCTGAAGTATATTTACAAGACCAACGAACACGACCAGTATTGGATTTACTGGGACGGTCCAGTATACGAGGCGATATGTCCAGCACCATTACCCTATTCGAAATCCTCACTGTCGCAGCGGCGCTTGTCGGGATTTACTTCAAGATGCAAACCGAGGTCGGAAAATTGAAGGGCCGTATCGCTATGCTGGAGAAGCAAGAGTTGCAGATTATGGCTATGCTGGAAAAGCTCGTCGATGCTGTCGATGAACTCAAAATTCTTGTAGCCCGTCAAAGATGAAGTACTTCACCTACTCCGAGTTCGACAGTCCCGACCTCCCCGGCTCGGGTCATGAGATGGAGCCCCTCTTCTTGGAGAAGCTGGACTTGGCTCGCGGGTACAGCAACGTACCCTATGTTATCAACTCTGGCTTCCGGACGCCAGAACATAATGCTGAGGTAGGGGGAGTCCCGGGAAGCAGCCACCTTACGGGCTGGGCCAGTGATATCCGTACCGACAGTTCCAACCGTAGGTTCTTTGTCTTGAAGGGCCTCATCGAAGCCGGATTCAATCGCATTGGCATAGGGCAGAATTTCATCCATGTGGACTGCGACCCGAGCAAGGCGGGTAACTGCACTTGGTTGTATTGAATTGTGTACCTTGGTTCTATGATTGATTTCATTGCAGAGAACTGGGTTCCCCTTACCATCGCCATCATGGCGCTTATCAAGGTCGTCGTGAATTTAACTCCAACGGATGCTGACAATGCTGTATTTGGTTATCTCGATATCCTTATTACTGCTATTACTGGCGACCGCCGTAAGAAGAAGTAATATGGCTAAGATTAATAGCGCGAGCTACCCCGTTAAATCGGCTCCACTAAACGGAGCGGATACGGCTATTGGGACAGACTCGCAGACCGTAGATAAAGAGACCAAGCAACTTCGCGTTCAGGATATTGCTGACTTTGCCACCAATCCGGCGAATACTAATGTTGTCAACTCTGTAAACGGACTGGGGCCTATCAGTACCAGCCCTACTACAGGCAATGTGGGCGTTTCGTTGGACACCGTCTCCGGCGTTCAAGGCACATACCAGCACGCCAATGTTACTGTCGACCAATACGGAAGGGTTGTTTCGGCATCTACCAACACTCCGGTTACTTCGGTCAATGGTATTGACGGGGCCGTCACTCTTAGTCCGGGGGCTAACGTTACTATTACTCCGGGCGCAACTAACGAGCTCGTCATTGCCTCTACCGGCGGCGGCGGCGGCGGCGGCATTACGCAGGTAGACACGGGCACGGGCCTCGACGGTGGACCTATTACGACCACGGGTACCATCAACCTTGCGGACACCACTGTAACTCCCGCCTCGTACACCAACGCAAACATCACCGTCGACCAGCAGGGGCGGATTACCTCAGCCAGCAATGGCGACGGCCAGCCCAACCAAGACTTGCAGTCGGTGCTTACGACGGGTAATTCTGCTGCGTCAAACATCGTGCTTACGGGCTCGGGAACAGCCTTTACAGCTACGCAGGGAGGTCTATATGTTCAGGATGCAGACTGGTCGCAGTTAGGAACTGGTAACATTTTAAGGCTGAGTGGCGAGCTGGAACTAGGTGGTCAGATTAAAGACTACTACGACCAAACCGGAACTAAAGGTCAAATGCTTATTTCCGACCCCACCCTACCGGGTGTTGTATGGGTCGACCAGCCTGTCTTAGCCACCCGTGTTTTTGTGTCCAACTCTGCGCTCCTGTCCTTAACATCGGCTGTTGGTCCAGAGATTATTCCTGCTCCCGGAGCGGGGGCAGCCATTCAGGTTATTGGCGCTGCTATAAGTTACAATTTTGGTACGGTGGGATACAATTTTATTGGTGACTTGGGTTTATTTACTGGCGTAAACAACGCGCAGTATACAGTGACCGATGCTGTCATGAACGCCCCCGTTGACCAGTTCGTTAGTTTGGATAAAGTGTCCATGGGTAATCTTGCGCCAAACCAACCTCTTCAGTTGAGGATGATATCTGGTGCCAACACCGCTCCTACCGCCGATGGCGATGCGGTGTTAGAGATTACATATAGGGTTATCTCAGCCTAGTGAGAGACATACGCAAGGTTTGTATTGGTCCTGACTATAAGGACTCCATGTGTTACTTGGTGGGACAAGCCGTACTAGGCAACTCCCACCATGTGCATTTAATTAAATACAATGAGGATACCGGGTCAATCCTCATCTATATTGAGCAGGGCGATATCGTGGTGCTTTGGAAAGAGTTCAATAGCACGATGCCTACTTCAATAGAATACAATATTAACTTTTGAGAGCCGTCAATCAATTCGTAGTTAGGGGACACAGATACAATAACACCAAGGGCGACCTCATCGTAAATACTAGCGAGGAGGACCACCGGTTCTCAAACCGCGAGGGAGAGGTAGTGGCATTGCCGTTGGGTTATGAGGGTCCTATAGGTGTTGGGGATACCCTCCTTGTCCACCATAACGTCTTCAAGTTCTATAACGACATGAAGGGCCGTAGGCAAAGCGGTAGGAGTTTTCTTAAAGACGACCTCTTCCTTGTCGATTTCGACCAGTTCTATATGTACCGCAGCGATGGGGACTGGCATCCCCACGACAGGTATTGTTTTGTGCAACCTATACCACCTGAAGACTCAACAATATTTAAGCCCGTAAGTGAGGAGCCGCTGATGGGTATTATGAGATATCCTAATGATTATCTTATGGGTCAAGGCGTTGAGTCCGGAGACACCGTTACGTTCCGTCCGGAGAGCGAGTACGAGTTTATCGTAGACGGAGAGAAGTTGTACCGAATGTTTGACCACCAGATAACATGCAAGATTCAAAGAAGCTAAAGGAGCGCATCATCGCTGCGGGGCGTATAGCTGTTGAAGAGCTCATCAAGGTGGCTCAGGAGGATATCCTTAAGCCGGGCGACGACGACGACCTCGCAGCGGACAGGCTAAAGAATGCGGCGGCTACCAAGAAGCTCGCCATCTTCGACGCGCTAGAGATTTTGAGTCGCATAGATTCCGAGGAGGAAGCCTTGGGTTTGTCGGAGACAAAGACCGTGGCAGATAGCAAGATGGGTTTTGCAGAGCGAAGGTCGAGATAAGCTGTATAGCCCTGTAGAAGGGCTGGTATCGAAGTCTGTTATGGCTAATAAGAACCGTGCTAAGACATGGCTCTATGGCTATAACGAGAAGTACGATATGGTCATCATCTCCAAGACGGGGAAGGTTGGAGACATCATCAATATCAACGGCGTAAATATCGCTCTCCCCCCGGCACCTAAAGACATCTCCGACGGCGACAATAGATGGGTCCGTAAGGAGCTCCCTCGGGCCCTCTCACGCATCCAAAGCATCTTCCAATGGAATGATATGCCGAAGGTATTTAAGTCCGAGTGGGTGGACTATATCGAGTCGGAGTTCGACCGACGTGAGGACGGCCATTGGTTCTACAACAACCGCGTGCCGACATATATCACGGGCGCCCACTATATGTACTTGCAATGGACAAGTATCGATGTGGGCTACCCCGACTTCCGTGAGGCCAACAGGATATTTTTTATCTTCTGGGAAGCATGCAAAGCCGACTCCCGATGTTTTGGTATGGCGTACCTCAAGATTCGTCGCTCTGGATTTTCCTTCATGGGTTCCTCGGAGTGTGTCAATACCGGTACTCTAGCCAAGGACTCTCGGGTAGGTATACTTTCCAAGACCGGTTCTGATGCCAAGAAGATGTTCACGGATAAGGTGGTTCCTATCGCAAACCGACTTCCGTTCTTCTTCAAACCGATACAAGACGGCATGGATAAGCCAAAGACGGAACTTGCTTTCCGTGTCCCGGCCTCAAAGATTACCAAGAAGAATATGTACGACATCGAAGCCGAGGAAATCCTTGGCCTAGATACCACCATCGACTGGAAGAATACCGACGACAACTCCTACGACGGAGAGAAACTTCTCCTACTGGTACATGACGAAAGTGGGAAGTGGATTAAGCCCAACAACATCCTCAACAACTGGCGCGTCACCAAGACGTGCTTGCGCTTGGGAAGTAAGATTATCGGCAAGTGCTTGATGGGCTCTACATCCAATGCCTTAGCTAAGGGTGGTGCCAACTTCAAGAAGCTGTACGAAGATTCCCACCCACTTACCAGAAATGCTAACGGGCAAACTAAGAGCGGGATGTACTCTTTGTTTATCCCCATGGAGTACAACATGGAAGGCTTCATCGACCAGTACGGCCACCCTGTCTTCAATGCTCCAGAGAAGCCTGTAAAGGGCGTCGACGGGGAGATGATTAAGGGAGGCGCTATCGACTACTGGGAGGCTGAGGTAGAGAGTATGAAGAGCGACCCCGATGCGCTCAACGAATTCTACCGCCAGTTCCCTCGCACTGAGTCTCATGCCTTCCGTGACGAGAGTAAGCAGAGCCTTTTCAACCTCACTAAAATCTACCAGCAGATAGATTACGCCGACAGCCTAGTCAAGGAGCACTACCTCACGCGGGGGTCTTTCAGTTGGGAGAACGGAATCAAAGACAGCAAAGTAATATTCCGTCCCGATAGGAGGGGAAGGTTTAATATCTCTTGGACTCCAAACAAGGCGCAACAGAATAGAGTAGTAGAACGACGTGGAATTAAATATGCTGGTAACGAGCACCTTGGCTCATTTGGATGCGACTCTTACGACATTAGCGGTACTGTGGGTGGCGGCGGTTCTAACGGTGCTCTTCACGGAATGACGAAGTTCCATATGGACGACGCCCCTACCAACGAGTTCTTCTTGGAGTATGTAGCTAG